AAATGAGTACCAAACATTACGACATATCTCCAAATGGATTACCTTCACTAAAGTCTAGAAAGTCTGACTCAAAATCGTCAAAAGTTTTATTCTGATTATCACTCAATATATCATTTATTTGATTTATTGAAGTCGGTGTTGCCACGTGTTGACTTTGGTTACCAATAATACTTCTAGTTGTAGTCCATTCATGAAACAATCCATCAGTTGCGCCACTGTGAATTAGTTGTAAAGTATTACCAGAATCAGATGCAAATGCAACTTCTCCAATCATATTATAAGTATCGAATACTTGTGTGACAGTTTCACCTTGAATAAATCTACCACCACCTGAATCAAGTGATAAATTATATTTGAAAGAACCTTCTGTTTCAACATCTTGTATTGTGTCTACGCCAGTATCAAAGTCTTCACCACTGTACTCAAACAATTCACATTGTAATCTAAATGTTGGTAAATCTTTTAATTGATAAAATGGTGTTTCAGTTTCAACTCTACGTATTTCAAACATAGATTCAGACATTGGTAAATATATTAAATCACCTTCTCTTGGTCTAAAGTTTGCTACCTCTAATCGTTTACCAACTAATTGCACCCATCTTTTTCTTGAAACAATAAATGTTGCTTGGTCCCTTAACTCTACACCAAACTTTGTAAATAAATCTCCTTCACCTTCAAACCCTTCTGCATTTTCAATATACATTTCTACTTTGTATGCATCTGAAAATCTAGATGGAACGTCATCTAAAAAGATTTTATCTTTGTTAACTATTTCTCTAGGTAAATAATAGACATCTTGTCCAAACATCTGTAAAGATTCTATAACTAAATCCTCAAAGAGTTGTTGTTCTGAACGAACTTTCTGTTTAAAATACTGGTTTGTTGCCATGACCTACCCTACAAAGAAATTAGGTGGATTGTCATACTCGTTTCTTAGTTTTTCTATTTCTCTTTCTATTTCTTCTTTAGCATCATCAATCAATTGTCTACCATTTAACGTCACACCACCAGGGAGTGTCATACCTTCGAATTTACTTATATTTTCTCCCCATTGTTTTTTCAATATCGCAGTTACATAATTTTTCATGAATAAATTATTGTAAACACCACCAACACTTTCTGCTTCTTCAACAAACATTTCAAGCATGATGTAATCGCCAACCTTTATATCGCCACCATCACGTAAATCACCAGCGATAAACAATGTACCACTGTGTCTACTAAATTGTATTTGAGGTTGACCAGTAAGTTTTAAATCAATCATAGAAAGATATTGTTGCATGTGTTCGTAATATGCTAAATCACCTACACCTGTTGCCAAATCTGCAAGGTCATTTAATCGCATTTGATATTTGATATCAAAGAAGTTTACATTTGATGTTGAATCACCTATCATAAAAACTTTTACAACATCTAGTATTCTATTTGCAACTGCTGGCAAAGCGGTGTTTAAATCAATACTTTTAGCATCAACCATTGCTTGAGTAATTAATACAGGTTGAAAAACTCTTAACTGACCATCTGCGGCATACTCACGAAATAACTGTAAACCATCATCAATTCTATCTTCGATTTGGTCATCGTCTACATTTATTTCTATAACTGGATATCCAAGTCTACGTAGTACGTAGTCTCTAAAATCATTTCTGTTACTTATTTTTGCCATATTACTATTTATCTATTAATTCAATAGAGTTCCTGAGTTATTGTATACGTTAATTCTGTAGTGTGTACCTTCTTGGCCATCTAACGTTGCGGCATTTAGACCACTACCATTTGAGTCAACTGTTTGTATTAGTGCCATTACATGATTTGCATTTAGTCCAAACTGACCACCAGAACTATCGTAAGTTAATCCTGCTTGACCAGTAGATAAATTATCTCTTGCAATCTTAATTATGTCTGCAGAGTCTACATTTAAATTACCAACTGATAATGTACCAGATATATCTGCATTACCCGTGACACCTATACCAGTTGAAGTTGCATGGAGAATATTTCCAGTACCATTTAAGTGTAAAGCAAAAGTACCATCACCTTGAACTCGATTATACCAAATATTACTACCATTGTCAATTCTAAGTTGATAATCAGAATCAGTTGATATTTCAGTTCTTCTATTAAAGGTAGCACCAGCACCAAAGGTTGCATTACCTCTATCAGACATATCTAATGTCAATGCAGTAAATGTAGTGCCATCACTAACACCTCTAAATTTAATATCATCATCTGAAATTACAGCATCTATATGTACAGCACCGGTGGCGTCGCCAAAGTTTGCAAACTGAGTACCACCATTGCTTAATTTAATATCTCCACCATCTGCATCAAGTGTTATATCACCACCTACATCTACAGTAAGGTTTCCTGCATGGATTAAATTACCACCAAGAGTTATTTGGTCGCTGAATATTGCCGCACCACCTGCAGACATATCAAGAGTAAGTGCATTAATCCCAGAACCACCATCATTACCTCTAAATATTATGTCCTTATCTTGTACAGCAGATTTTATTTGTAAATCAGAACTAGAATTTTCTATAACACCAATTTCTGTACCACCATCTTTAAATCTTATATCTCCACCATCAGCATCAAGGATAATATCTCCTGCAACATCTAATGTTAAGTCACCACTAGATAAATCTATTTCTGTGCCATCTATCGTGATATCATCTACTTGTAATGCATTTGTGTTTATTGAACTAGAAGCAAGATTACCTATTGTGGCCGAGTCTGCAGTCGCAGTCGTACTTGCCATAAGTCCAGTGACAGAGACACCAGTTGTGGTTGTTTCTAACCTTTTAACATTATCTTCATATAATTCTACCGAACTATTGTCTCCCATGACAATATAGTTTTCATCGTGTGTTCCATTTTGAAGTGCAAAAGTATCTGCACCAATATATAATCCACCCGTACCCGTATGTGTAAATTTAGTATTGTTTCCGTCATGTCTTATGTTTGCATCACCACCAGTTCCAAATTTTATAAAATGCTTATCACCGAATGTTAATGCTTTTTCAGACTTATCGTAAACTACTGCACCCGCAGAGTCAAGAGTTAAATCACCACCAACTGTTAACCCAGTAAGAGTACCAACACTTGTAATATTAGACTGTGCGGCACCTGTAACAGTAGCGGCAGTTCCTGATACATTACCAGTTACATTACCTGTAACATTACCTTCTAGAGTATCAAGTTTTAATGTACCTAAACTGTAAGAAGCATCTGCTTCATTAATACTACCACTTGGGTTTGAATCGTATTCATCTATTAGTTTCCATTTATCATCTGAAACATCATAGTAAATACCAACATAAGTAAATCCTACACCTGAAGAACCAGTGTTTCTGTTTGAGAAGAAACCAGTATCGACATTAATTGGTCCAGCAGTACCTGCCCATCTTGCGCCCGAATCGTGACCCGTAGTTGATGCAAAGTTGATTGAAATGTTATCAGTTGAATGAATCATCTGAGCAGAACCAGTAATTGGTTGCTTAGTTAATACTGGTGAAGAGAATGTACTATCTGCGGCAAATGCTACTTCAAATGTATCTACGCCACCTGCACCTGTACCAACACCATCAATTCTAACATAATAGTTTTGATTCGCAGTACCAGTAAAGAATCCTGAATAGAAGGCATCATCTAATCCTGTACCCGAAAAAGTTGTTCCTGCCTCACCGATTGCATTACCTTCATTCAATCTGAACATTGGTGTACCAGCAGTTAAGTCTGCAGACGATACAGAGGTTGTTGACCCTAGAACTGTTAAGTTTCCGTCAATCTGTAAATTACTTCCTATGTGACCCGAAGTCACAACTCTTAATGAGTCAATTGTGTGTGCTTGTCTGTTAAGTAAAATTACACCCGTTGAAGCATTCGAACTTACACACCAACCTAAACATATTGGATAGTTTGGATATAGTGGTGTAGAATTTGATAATAAACCAGAACCTAGACCAACAAAGACTTTTTGACCTGCAGTTAAACCAGAAGTATCTAGTCCTGATAACTGACCAGAAGTCTGAATATATCCATACGAATTATTTGGTATTGCTACTGCAGTTAAACCTTGTGCATTGTATTTTGCAGTATCAGTTGCATCTGCAAGTGCTACTGTTGGTACATCTACTGCACCGCCCGTGTAGTTACCAGAGAAGTATACTGGTTTACCTTTTGTGATTGTTGCACCACTATTGTTATAAACTCTTTGATGTTCTTCAATACCTACTTCGTGAACTAAACCACTAACGTCACTATAGAAACCTATCGTTTTATTACTATCATCGTAGAAAAGTCTACCTTCTTTATGTGCAGGTACGTTTGTAACACCTGTTAATAATTCTAGTTGAGTTGCATTTACTGAATCTGCTTGTAATACACCTGTAGTTCTTAAGTTACCTATATCTGCAGAATCTATTGTTGCCTGACTCGCAGTAAGTTGTGTATTCGCTAAATTTGTAACTGTCGCAGAATCTACAAATAAATTATCGGTATTGATACTAGTCGATGCTATATTTGTTACTGTAGCAGAGTCACTTGTAATTGTACCTGAGTGTAATTTATTTGTTGCGGCAGAATCAAAAGTAGCATCTTTACCAGTCAATTGAGTTGTGACTGCTACATTTTTAAGTGTTGCCGAATCTGCAGTTAAGTCGCCAGCATGAAGCACGTTAGCGGCCGCAGAATCAAATGAAGCATTGTCAATTGTTAATTGACTACTCGCTATATTTGTAACAGTTGCGGAATCACCTGTAATTACTTTAGCAGTTAATACAGAGTTTGCAATATTTGTTATTGTCGCACTATCACCAAAAGCAGAATCAAAGTTAATAAACTCAGTTGAAAATTGTCTGATATCAGAACTGTCTGCATTTAAAGTATTAATCGTTGCACTATCAGATGTAATCTGTGAAGATGTAAACTGTGTATTTGCTAAATTTATAATTGTTGCAGAATCAATTGTTACTGCACTTGCATGTATTGTATTGTGAGCAGAACTATCAAAAGTTGCATTATCAACAGTTAATTGAGTACTTGCTAAATTTGTAATTGTTGCAGAATCATTCGCACTAGACTTATCTAATAATTGATGCCATGCACCAGCATGAGCAAAGTAACCTTTACCTGTTCCATGTACGTGAGCAAACATTCCATGATGCGAATTTGCATCTGGTAAATCTCCTTCTGAACCAAAGACGTTAGCATAGTAAAGTTTACCTGTTGTAACTAAATCATTATTACCTAAAGCAATGCCACCAATCGTTGCAGAATCAATGAAGGCACTATCTGCATTTATAAATTCTGTACTAAATTGTCGTATGTCAGAACTATCTGCATTAATTGTATTAATTGTGGCACTATCTGCCGTAACTTGCGATAAAGTTATTTGTGTTGTTGCTAAATTACCTATCGTTGCAGAATCTATATTTGCACTTGTACCTGTAATTGCCTTCGCAGTTAAAACTGAGTTTGCAATGTTTGTAATAGTTGCACTATCTCCAACTTGACTTGTATTTGTAATTGCTTTTGCAGTAAGAACAGAATTTGCTATGTTTGTAATTGTTGCCGAATCTGTAAATAACTGGTCAACATTTACGTTTGTACTTGCTATGTTTGTTATAGTCGCAGAGTCACCAGTTGCACTATCAAAGTTTATATTCTCAGTAGAGAAATGGTCTATGTCTGCACTATCTACGTTTAATTTTGTAATAGTTGCACTATCTAAAGTTGCTTGACTTCCTGTTAACTGTGTATTAGCAATGTTCGTTATAGTTGCCGAGTCACCAGAAGACATTGAAAAATTAGCGGCAGATAAATTTGTAACATGAGCAGAGTCTATGTTTGCATTTGCAACAGTTAACTGTGTAGTTGCTATATTCGTTATGGTCGCAGAATCACCAAATGCCGAGTCAAAGTTTATGAATTCTGTACTTATCTGTCTAACGTCTGAACTATCTACGTTTAAAGTATTAATGGTAGCAGAGTCTACAGTTATTTGACTTGCAGTTAATTGTGTGTTTGCTAGATTTGTGATTGTTGCACTATCACCGAATGCCGAATCAAAATTAATAAATTCAGTTGACAACTGCCTAATATCTGAACTGTCTGCATTTAAGTTGGTAATAGTAGCAGAATCAATTGTTGCTTGACTACCAGTAAACTGAGTGTTTGCTATGTTCGTAAATGTGGCACTATCACCAGATGATGCTAACATATTGGTAATCGATAGATTACCTATTGTTGCAGAATCTATGTTTGCATTAGCACCAGTAATTAAGTTTGTACTTGTAACGTTTACAGATGTTGTATTATTTGCAGTAATTGTATTAGCAGTATGTGTTGTTGATGCTAAACTAGTAATTGTACCTGAATCACCAACTAGTTGACCACCACGAATTAAACCAAGTGTATAAAATGTTTCTGAAACAATTGTCCATCTATCATTTGTTTCGTCCCAGACAAATAGTTTATTATCAGAGTCACCACGTTCAATTGCAATACCACCAGTTTCTGTTGGAACACCTGTAGCATTAGAGTTAATTCGAATTATATTATCTGCTAGATTAATTTCTTCTGTGTTAACAGTCGTTGTTGTACCTTGAACAGTTAAATCACCAGCAATTATAACGTTTTTATGAAATGTTTCATTTTCGTCTGTTCTTGCTATGTCTGAATCATTAAAAGTAAAAGTTGAAGTATTACTATCGTATGCAAGAATATCTGTATCACCATTTACTGTGATAAATTTTGGATTAGTTAATACTGTTCCACCATCACTATCTCTAACAACAAAGTTTCCATTTTCATCTTTAACTTTAAGAGAACCGATATTGATTGTTCCGCCACTTAAAAATAAGTCTTTCCATTTCTTTGTAGCAGACCCTAAATCTTGAGCAGAATCTAATCTTGGTACTAAATTACCAGAGATAGAATCGTTTGTAAAATTAATTTTAAATGAATCTGGAGAACCACTACTATCGTAAGTGACAAACATATTACTGTCGCCCGTAAACTGAGCAACTTCGTAATTACCAGATGAAAGATTAAATGCTAGTATGGTACCCGATGCTTGTCCTGTAGTTGTAACACCACCCAAGTTATTAATACCAAAACTACCAGCAGTTACAGTTTTTATCGGAGTACCGACTACTACTTTTTTTAACGTAATCTTATTTACTGCCATTTAAAATCCTAATATGTTACAGACGGACTTATTTCTGCTTGTCCTTCTGCGACTCTTTGTACTATTGTTTTACCATCTGAATCTACAAAAGACACTTCACAATCCCATACATAACGTCCTCGAGTGTTTAAACCCTGCGATGAATCGCTAGAGAGACTTAATGTGACAATACCTGACGATGCAGGTGTTGGTATGATTGCATTGAATGTTACAGTATTTGGGTCATTGGCACTATCACCATGTCTACGTTTCATCTTTGCTTCTGCAGAATAGTTTGTTAAATCAAATGCAGTTCCGTCAGATTCTTTAACTAAATGTAGTTCTATTGCGGTGTCTGTCCCTTGTGGTATAACTATGTCTTCGTAATTTTGTGTGTGCGCCATGAATTAATCCATATAAGTAAAGTCTATTGTATATGCTTTATTTATATGAATTAAGATTTAAGACAAGTATTTATTTAGATTTTATTTCTTCGATTACATCTTCTTGTAAACCAAGAGACATTTCTTCTCTATTAAAGACATAAGATACTGTTATGCGCCAGCAGTCAGTAGATGCAGTATGATAGACTAATTTATATGCTGGTTCTATGTATGCTCCAAAATAACTTGCTTTACATTGCCAACCAGGTTTATCTTTAATAACAATCTCTTCTTTTGTTTCACCGTCAATATATTTAAAATATCCATTACCAGTTTCAGACCAAGTGAAAATCAAATTATATGCACTTGCATTTGCATTGTTATGCCAACTTATAAATCCACCAGGTGGGTACATAACACATAAAGCATTATGTTTAGTACACAATTTTTCTTGCAATTCTGTATTAACTATGTTATACTGTTGTATTATCTCTTTTGGTAAATCTTTACCACGATTGCCATCTGCTTTAAAATTGTAGTAATATCCACTTTCTGGATATCCATCATGATTTCTACCCATGTTGATAATAGTGTTTTTATGTGAATCTCCAACAAAATGATTTCTATGCTTACTTCTGCCACCCACTTTCCAATCTTTGTTGTTTCTATTCTCATAAAACCACAAAAAATTATTTAATGAATTTAAAACATCTGTGTTGTTTATAGGTATATCAAGCATATGATTTATCTTTTTGTGCATATGAAGAATAATGTCTTATCACAACAGGGTCTTTTGGAAAAGCATTAAAATATCTTTCATAATGTGGAAAATAATTCCAACGTAAATTATCTTTAAAACTATCAACTTTTATGTTTTTGTATTTATCAACTTTATTCAACAAATACCATAATGTAGTTTGGTCAAAATCCCATAACTCTTGCCATGGATCCATAGGTAAAATTAATTCTTTAGAATATTGTTTTCGAAACAAGTCATTCCAATCATTCATAAAATCTTTAACAAGTGGATTTCTCATATCATAAAGACAAACACCACCACAATAAGTATAATATTCTCTTACATTTTCGTATGTAAAAGAAGTAATTGCATAAACTTTTTTGTATTTTTCATCTAGTTTATGAAACATCATATCATTATTATTAAGTTCATCAAATACAGTTGCAATATCTTCGTGTTCTATTTCACTATCTGCATCAATATACATTGTAATGTCGTAAGGAGAGTTTGCCATGCCCCATAGTTTGGCACGATAATGGTCATCGCAGAAAATTAAATCATCTGCAATATCTTCACGTCCATCTAGAAATTTTTCTTCTGTAACTAAGCAACACTTTGCATCAGGATAGTAATCTTTGATTGATTCGATGCAATTGATTGCTAGTGAATAAAAATTAGGTTTTCTTGATGCTACTACTAAGTATCCTTTACTCGGTTTCTTTATCATTCTCTAACTTATCTTGTATTATCATAATTGCATACAAGTTAACTTCTGGAATAGATTTTGCTCGTCTTAACCTACTTTTAAGAATTCTATTTTTTGATTCTTTTATGTCTTCTACTTCAAAAGTTTCAAGTTTATAATTAAAAAGTTGCTCTAATCTTTCTGCTTTTCTTTTGTTTATTTCAAGTTGTCTTTGTTGTTCTTGTTCTTTAAATTTTCTATTGACTCTTTCATCTGTATTTTTATCAATAAATTCTTTTGTTAACTCTTCTACACATTCATCAAACAAAGGGTCACCACGTTTTAACTTGTGAACTTGACGAACATCTTTAAAACCTTCTTTGTGTTCAGATATACAATTCAATAACTCTTTACTCGGTGTTTCCCAAAAAGCATCTTTTATCCAAGTTCTTTTAACATCTGCCATTATTTATTCTCCTTCTCACTATTATATATCATTTACTTAAAAATGTCAAGCAGTTCTTACATATAGTGTATATGTTTCAATAGTTTCTGTCGCATTGTTAATTAATGCACCAAGAAAATTACCAGTAAACGTTGTTGTAAAATTTGTTGAAAAATCACCAGTAAATGTTTGTGTAAAATCTTGTGTAAATGTACCAACAAAGTCTTGTGTAAAGTTATTTGCAAAGTTACCTGTAAAATCACCCACAAAATCTCCTGTAAAATCACCTACAAAGTTAGTTGTCGAGTTACGTGTAAAATCACCCACAAAATTAGTTGTTGAGTTACGTGTATAATTCAAAGAATTATAATTTGCATTAATATCAAATGCTCCTGTTTCTAAACTAGGATTTCTACCAAGAAAATCACCTGTAAAATCACCAGTAAACGTTGATGCAAAATTACCTGTAAAATCACCAGTAAATGTTGTAGTTGAGTTACGTGTGAAGTTTTGAGTTGAGTTACGTGTAAATGTATTAGTAAAGTCACCAGTAAATGTTGTTTCAAAGTTACCAGTAAAATTACCAACAAAGTCTTGAGTAAAATTACCACCAAAGTCACCAACAAAATCTTGTGTATAATCTGTATTTGTTGTAGTGTTTTTAGTATCAACTGCGGCACCTTTTGCAACCCATGTGCCAGTATCAGTCGGCGCACCTTGAGTAGCACTTTTGATTAAGTATGTCCCTACACCAAGACTACCATTCATGATTCTTGTTTTTGCTCTTTGTCCAAACGTGTATTTGATTTCTGCATCTGACATTTCTTGAATACCTTGAAATGTTCCTGAACCACCACTACTTCTTTTTAATGCTACAGGTCTGATAGCAGTTGGTGCCGTCATTGCAGTTCTACGATAAAGATTGTATGTATTTACTGTTTCTGCATTACCACTTGAATTTACTTTAGTATCTGTAAATAGTCCTGCAATCTTTTCTGTATAATCGCCACTCGGTGCAGACGTGGCAAGTTTGTACGTACCGGGATAATCGTTTGCAAATATTACTAAATTTAATCTATCAACTAAAGCAGAAACTTCTGCATCTGTCATTTCGTGAAGTTCTGCACCACTATTACTGACAAACTCAATAGGATATCTAAAGTCACCACCATCTTCTGCGGCAGTACCTTCTGATTGATAAAGAGTTGTTGCAGTTGATGAAGTTGTTAAAGTTCCGTGTGACCCAATTGCTTCATTGAATCGAGTATCAGTAAAAGTACCGACTGTTGCTGGACTACCAGAACTTGCAGTTTTTAAACACCCAGGGTCTGTGTCTGCGGCAGTACTTAATTGTAGACCTGCTTGATAGGCAAAGTATTGTTCTTCGGTAGTAGTGACTTGTTTTAAGTCACCATTTGTTCCTTCTAGTTTTAGTGATACATCGCCCATAATATACTATTTATATGACATTACCCGTCTGAGTCAGGCATAATATAAGTCGAACAATGAGCAGGTCTAATAATCATACATTTTGCATCTGAATCCATTGCTTGAAATTCTGATATCATTCTTGCACTTTGATTTGTTGTTATTTCAAACATTAATTCTAAATTCTCATTTAAAGTCGATTTATCTGCAAGTTGTTCTGAATCTAGAACTGCACCATTACTATCAATAGCACCAGTTTCCCAAAGTGAACACATATGAAACATTATTTCTGGTTCTATATCAATTGTCGGTAATTTTACATCATTTGTTGGATTTGTCCCAGTTCTATTAATTGCCATTATTTCTCCTTAATACATTTTCCATGCCATTATTCTTGCAAAACAATAAGTATGGCCTGGATATCCAGCATTAGCATACCTATATCTAATTGTTTCATTTGAATAAAATCTTATTGCATAATAACCTGCTCCAGAGAGAATACCTTCTGCTTTAAAGATAGACGTACTCCAGTCTCCAATTGCATTTGCAGAACCGACAACATATTGACCATTTAAGTTAGTACTTTTTCCTATCCACATAGAACAATTATCTGCAGTATCACTTGCCACTCTTGCTAGTGTACACCATGCAGAAACCCAATAAGTACCAGACCCTATATAAATATAATTACCACTGTGACTAGTACCATTTGCACCTGCCCTAATAACAGTTGCAGTTGGGTGAGTAGTACCACCACTAGGTGTCAAAGAAACAGAAAATGCACTACCACTTATTCTATCTTCTTTCCAAACATCTGGTGCCCTATTTGCATAAGTACTATTAGAAGTTGAAAGATAACCTACTGTAGAATTATTATATTGTTGAGCAAATACTTGTGTAAAAGTAGGAGTGGCAGAAATACCTACAGAAAAACTTGAACTACCACCCTGATTCGCAGTAAATGAAGCAGAACCAGTTAAGTTTGTTCCAGTAGACATACTAAGTGTACCATTTCCTACAGACGAAGATGTAATGTAATTAGCACCATTTGCCAACTGATTATTATTTGTGATATCATTGTTAAGTGTAATTGTAGTATTACCAGATTGATTTGCAGTAAAAGTACCACTTCCTGATATGTTAGTGCCACCTTGAACTGTAAGTGTACCATTATTGATTACTGCCTCGGAACTTGCAGTACCAGTAACATGGCCATTCGCATCAATTGTTAAATCTTGAATAAAAGTATTGCCAGAATTATTTACTGAACTTGCGCCAGTAACATCGTGGTCTATTTGTATTTTATTACCACCAATCCCAAGAGTTTTTAATGAACTACCACCAAGAACTGACAAAGTATCATTCGCACTATCTACTGTAACACTAATTGAACCAGAACCACTATCTGTTGCAATATTTCTAAATACTGCAAGTGCATTTAATGATGCTTTGTTTTCATTAATTGCATCAACAAGATTTTTTGCAGTAGTATTTAAATTTGTATGCGGTCTTGCACCAATATCAGAATCAAGTTCGTTGATTGCACCACGAAGAGTGGTTGCAGTTGTTGTCATTCTCGCTTCTCGATTTATATCTGAATCAAGTCTTTGAATATCTTGTGAAATAGCATTTAAGGCAGATACTACTGTCACTTGTTCAGCAACATCAAATCCACCACGCCTAGTGTCACTATCTCCACCAGCACTATCTAAACCAGATAAACTACCAAGAAGTTGACTAACATTTGTATTTAATTTGTTTATGCTTACTGCAAAATTAGAGTCACGAATATCACTTGCTAGTGTCGATAACTGTCCTAAGTCTGAATCTAGTTCATTGATTGCATTTACTATACTAGTCTTATTCGTAGTTGTCAAACTTGTTTTCGCACCCATGTTGCTATCAAGTTCGTTAATTGCACCTACTATATCAGAATCTACCGTTGTTGTCAACTTACCAGTTGCACCTACATCAAGTGACTGATTATTCATATTATCAACTAACTGAGTAAAGTTATCAGTTGTTGATGTTTTAATTGATGTATTTCTGCCCATATCTCTATTTATATTCTACGCGGTTCTTCTCCACATATATACAACTATATACGGTTGTAAATTGTTGTGAGCAGAACCACTACCTGTACTTGATGTTGTTTCTTCGGAACTGTTTAAAAGTACGTTATTACTCCCTTGGACAATAGGCGGCCCTCCTATTGAAGAACTATAACTACGACCTGTTTTTACTGTATGAGTGTGAGTGTGAGAAGGTAATTCTGATACTGTTAGTGTATGTGTTTTTGAACCACCCGTTTCGTTTAAAGTATCAAATTCAGTATCAGAAACGCTTTGACTTACTAATACTCTACCTTCTCCATATCGAGACCAAGTTCCAAAACCCATTAAAGTTGCTGGACTTGTAGAAACACCCGCATTGATATAAATTGAACCCACTGGATAAATCACGGAGAAAACTGCAGTTAAAGTTGTTTTTGCAGTATCTAATGCATTTAGTTGGGTTTGTAGTCCCGAAGAGTCAAAACTAATCGCATTAAATTGAGTTTGTATCGCAGAAGTCACTCCATTTAAGTGACCAAACTCAGTATTCGATACTGTTCCGTCATGAATTTTTTCTGCATTAATCGCCGCACCTGCAGATACATCGGTATTTGTAATAGCAACTGCACCACTTGAAACTGCAGTAACATGTCCCGCAGAATCCATAGTGACATCTTGAACAAATGTATTACCACTATTATTAACATCTGTTGCACCAACTACTGTATGGTCAACAAGTAATCTATTACCTGACATAGTGGTTTGAATAATACCGTCTCCAACAATTGCGATTGAACCATTTGCACTATCAACCGTGTCACTTCCAGTATCACCACTTATTGTTTGATATCTAAAGACATTACCAATATCTGTTTTCAATTGTGTAACTGCAGAATCATGGTTTGAGTCAAGTGCATTTATTGCCCTTCTTATAGTCATACCAGTGAATCCAGAATCTAATGCAGAATCACCTATTTCTGCATCTAATTCATTTATACCACCAACAATATTTTTAGATGTTGTTGTAAGTGTAGTTTTTGCACGAGAAGAACCTACGTCAGAATCTAATGTTCTAACATCTGCAGATAAAGAGTTTAATGCACCACCAACAGTGGTTCGTTCTGCACTATCATTAAAACCACCAAGTTTGTTTGCACTATCTGGTGTTAATCCGACTAATGAGGCATTACCAGCAGTATGTATTTCATTTATGGCCGCGGTTATATTCTTTGTGTTTGTATTTAAATTAGTATGAGGTCTGGCACCAATGTCTGAGTCTAACTCATTAATCGCACCAACTAAATCAGAATCAACTGTAGTTGTTAATCTTGCAAGACCACCAACTTCTTTACCAATTGTGTTTGTATTATTAATAAACTGTGTAAAGTTATCAGTAGTAAGAGTTTTTGTAAAATTACTATCAGTCATTTCTTTCTATTAATTTTGTTAACAGAACTTTAATTTCAGAAACATCTTTTTTGAGTTCTTGTATTTCTTGTTCTTGTTGTTTTTCCTTATTCTTTTTTAATCGTGCTTTTTGTATTTCAGTTGAGTTTGCATTTAAAATAGCGCCAGTCGTTCTGTCTCTCACAAGTCCAGAATTACCTTCAACTTGTATATACCTTTCTCTATTCATTATGTAGAAACTGCTATAACTCTTAAATCTTTAAATAAAGGTGGTTTAGACGAGTTTGTTGACCTAAACACAATTTTTATTTGATACTGATTAAATGCTTCTATTTCATTAGGGTGAGCATTATATCTGTATTCTAAGAAATTAGATTCGTCTGCACCAACAGGACTTTCTAATGGCATAAGTGTATATGGTTCTTCGTGTATATTTACACCTTCATTTGCAGTTCTAAAGTAAACTTCAAAATCTGCTTCTGCAGGTCTACGAGAATTAAATATTACTTTTAAATTCACTCCATCTTCTAGTAAAGTAATAGGTCTAGTTATATGCTTACTGATATGTGACCCACCTTGAGGTTCTGTTTCAGCAGTAAAAAACAACGGAACATTAAACCCTGTTGTGGCACCACTTGCTTGTTTATCAATTCTATTATGAATTGTAGTCAATGAACATCTTTGTGTATCAATTACTGGCGAAACGTCTGCTCTAATTGTATCAATAGTTGCTCGTAATTCTACAGACTTATTACCGTGTCCTGTTCCTACACCTAACTCAACATCTTCATCTGAGTCGTGTGCTATCATTCTAGGAGCATCGAAGAAGTTCTCGTCACCTAGTCTAATATCATTTGAGAAATTATCATCTTTACTAAATCTTGTTTCTGAACCAGCAAGAGATTTACCTGTAGTAAACTTCGCACCTAAATTAAATGTAGTATCTTCTGGTAAAAGTGTGTCCATAGTCGGTACAACTATATCAAATTCTATGTTTTTAGTACATGTAACATTATCACCACCTATATAACCAGATGCACTTGCATTTCCTGACTGAGGCGCATTGAATTGAAAACCATTACCATCTACTGCAGTTACAGTATGTTTGGCGTGAAGACTTCCTTGGTTCAAAGTACCTGAAGAATCAATACCATTTTGTCCATTAGTAATACTGACACCTTCAATCATGACAGTATCATTAACATGTAATCCATGGTCTGGCATTAATACATTTATGACTTTACTACTTGCAGTAGTTAGTATTGGGTTATTAATTAATTTTTGTTTTGGCACACTTGCATTTTCAAATGTTGCAGTACCACCAGCAGTCGTAAATTGTGCTTTAGATATTTTAAATGCCAAGTCTTGTGTTTGGTCTGGTTCCCATGTAGTACCATTTTGTGATTTAAATAAACTACCCATTGAAGGTTGTTTGTTAATTCTTTTCTCAGTACTACCTAGTTCAAATTCATAAGTTCTACCAACATATGCATTATAACTTGTACAATCTGAAAGCAGTACAACTGCATATTCTGTGTCTGCATTTAAGAATATTGGTTCGTCAAAAACAAAATCTGTTGGTGCCGCAAGAGCATTTGCTTGAGTACCTGTCGCAGTATTTACACTTCCAGGATTAACAAATACAGATGACCCTGGGAAAATTTGTGATGAACTTGGGTGACCATTAACCATTGGTCTTATTTGTAATTGTACAGGAATAGCATCGTCTTTAGTAGCAAAATAACATTGTACTTTAGTTATAAACATACCATTTGGCGCAGTTACCCTAAATGATTGTGCAAGTGGGTCATGCCATGTGACTGTGTCCCAACGTCTTGTCGCAGTAACAGTTAGTCTAGTTGAACGTATAGTTTCTTGTCTAGTATCTAATGTGCCTTTAGCAGTAAAGATTGCAGAAGCAACAGAAGTTGAAGATGGTTCATCATCAACAGAAATATCTAATAACTTAAATTCTCTTTCACCAACTCTAAATTTATTTGTATCAGAAGATGGTATTAAGAATGAACCTTCTACTTTACCTGAAGCATCAGTCACTAAAGTCGATGAAGTATTAGGGTGAGCATTTAAATTTTGATACTGATTACCTCTATACTCTTGTCCACTAACATCTTTAAAAGTTTCTGCTTTTACAAAATTATCAAATGACACACCATCAAAGAATGGATAGTATCTAGTTGCAGGTCTTAAACCTTCTGCTCTAAAGAACACTAATCTTGGTCTCATGAAAGGTATAAATGTTAACGATACAGTTCTGTCACCTATTATTTCATTTATTGTTCCTGAACCAACAACTTGTCTTTGTGAGAAAGTTTCTGTAGTTCTAAGTAATGCTCCACCACCACCTAAATTTTGAGATTGTTGAGAAGTAAATCTTTCAGTTACACTTGTAGTTGTCGCAGTTTCAATACCTGCCCAGTTCCATACCCAGTTACCAAACCAAGGAGTTGTGTCTAAATTACCAACACCACCGACAATACCATTAAGTCTAACACTATTCCATATCATTCTCAATGCTTGAGCATTTTGATTTCCTTGACCATTAACATCACCAATGTCAATAGTTGCTTCTTGATTAACAACTTTTGCAGGGTCATATTTAGTATCTGTCCATGTATCAGATGCAGGAGAAAGTCTGATTTGACCTTCATTACTTATTACTGCAAATGGGTTAATATTTTCTGTGCCAGAAATTTGTGTTTGTACTATAGCATCAGTTTCCGTATGTGTCAAGTAAACATTATCACCCTTTAATATAGTATTTGTAGATTTACCAGAATCATATATTAAAGGTATGTTTTGTGTTGAAACGTGTGGGTGTAAAGTGTTTGTACTAGGGTCAACAGATGCACGATAATCTGGGTCTTGAGCATCAGATAAACCTCTATCGTTAAAGTTATCTACTAAGAAACCAGACTTAGTTCTGGCAGTACCACCAGAATCAGTAATTAATAAGTTTTCTGTTTGTGCTTCTAAAAATGATAGTGCAGTTGTTTCTTCTAATCCATCAATTCTTTCTTCAAGTCTAGCAATGTCTTGCATTCTAAATCTTTTATACTTAAGTGTTTTTACACTAGCATCTGAATCTGATATACCATAACCATTCATATTTACTTCAAATAAATTTAAAGTATTTTCAGGTACAGGTGGCAGTTGTCTAGCAAAACCTGCCTGACCCGAAATAAGTTGTAATGTTCCATCAGTACTTGCAACAACTCTATCTGCTCTTGGTAAATAGTATTCAATATCTGTATTTACAATGTCACCTGTTGAAGGTAAATCGTGAGTATGAGTAAATGCACCTGCAGACGAACCACTATCAGATGCTTTTATACCTCTAAAGTCAACTACGTCTCTTAAATTTACAATTGTTCTTTGGTCTGGTCTGTAATCAGGAATGTCTTCATATTCTACTTGACCAGTATATGAATTTACTGAGAAGAAGTCACCTGTTGCACCATGTGTAAAGTGTTTGTATTTAACATAAACATTACCACTTGGTGCAGTTGCACTTGATTTTAAAATAATTCTACCAGTTTGATAAAATGCTGGTCTTTGTCCATTATCTAAATCAAAGTTTGCACTTATATCAGCACCACTTGAACTACCATCTTTTATTTCTTCAATTGTGTAAATGTCTGGGTGGTCTAGTTTTACATAAACTAATTGTCCTGCAGTTCCATCAGCAATACCATTTGTAATAGGCGCTCTAGTGACAGTTGATTCTGCAAGTGTTTTTGTTCTTGATGAACCATTGCTTTTGTTTACTTTTGCATAAATTGTGTGTGCTCCATCTGGCAATGCAGAAATAGTTAATGACTGTGACCCTACTGACCCAAAAGTTGGATTAGCAACTCTGTCACCACTTGAATCTGTAGTAACAATCCAATCAGCAGTATTTACAAAAGTCTCTCCACTTAATGCAGTTAACGTAACAGTTCCTGAACTTACTGTACCAGCGAAGACTCTCTGTACCTCAAAGTTAATATCAGATAAAGTTTTTGGCCTTACTCTAGGTGTAGGGAATACTATTGCACTATTATTACCTTCTTTTAATACTGCTTGAGAACCTGTCAGTAATATTTTCAAAAAGTCTGTCGTGCCTGTACCAATTGTTCTTGTGCTTCTAAAGTTTTCTCCAGAGTTCATTTTTATATCGTAAAGATATGCTCTGAAATTAGCACCATCTTTTGTTATTGAACGAACTCTTACGGTACCAATAATACTAGCACCTGGATTAGTTGTTGATGTTGATAAATTTACTCGTGAACCATCAACAGGAATAAGACCTTCAATAGTATCACAAGTAACAAATGAACCATAATTTACACCAACAGTTTCATTATTAATTGTAGTTGTTGTTCTTGGTTTTGGTACAACAAGTTTTGTTGGTTTTTCTTTATTGCAACGATATCCATTTATGTATGCAGTTCCTGAAGATACGTTTGCAATTAAATTTGTAGATGCTCCTGCCGAATCTGCTTCTAAACTCAATCTAAATGGATTAACAATGTAATTACCTGACTCTTCTCTTGTTCTCAAAGCAAGAACATCACCTATTTTATTATAGTCATCTGTACCTGTTACTTGTTCTACTATCTCACCAGCAACTACGTCACAATAGAAAACAAAGTTTTGTGTTCCTGTAACATCTGAACTTCTTGTAAGTGTTAAATTAATTCTATATCGGTCTGCACCTGGGGCAGTGGTATTTGGTACTGCACCTTGATTATCATACAATGCGGCATCGTCTGCAAACGTGACTATATCTTCTGTAACTACAAAACCAACTACTTCTGTTGGAAACTTAGAATACTTTCTTAATAAAATAGATTGGTTTTTAGCAAAAACAAAATGTCCTCTTACAAAGAAATCACCAGCACCATTACTGACTAATGTACCTTGTCCTGTTGACGGGTTAGCAGTAGTGTTTGTTGACTGAACTGTTAGAGTTGTTGCACCAGAAGTAATGTTTTCTCCTGGAGTAAATCTTACAGGTGTAGTACCTGATAAATTACTAGGACTTTCGGTATATTGCACAAAAAGAGTTGCAGGGTCACCAGTTGCCGATACACTTGCAGATAATTCTGCTAAAGAAGTGTCTGTAACTGCTTGTGCAACTCGAACAACTCGTGCTTTAATACTTGATGTAGCACCAGTAAATTCTAATCCAACAAGTGAAGTAACTTGGTCATCTGTAATAGTGCTTGATAATTTAACAAATTCATATGAGTTATCAATTGTTGGACCACCAGGGTTAACTGCGGCACCATCTTTAAATACATGTCTACCAAGTCTTGCAAGTTCTTCTTGAGTTATAGTTTGTGCTTGTGTAAGTTCTCTTGCTTGGACTGCCCTACCAGAATTGAATAATATTCTATGATAATTATCACTATCTGCGAAGTCATCTTTATAGGTAACTCCGAATGTATTTTTAGTAAATGTTGTTGCCATAGTATTATACCTGTATTACGATTTTAATATCTTCTGTTTGTTCTGCAGACCTTGTAATCGCCGCACGATTATCAATATACAGTAAATCACCAGTAAATGGATTCACTTCTGCTTTTATAAATGCGGCAGTACCACTATCATATCCAGATGATGCTTCTATGTTACCGCCACCTGTTCCATCTGATTCTGTTAATGCCTCACCAGCAATAAAGTTTGCAAATCCTGTTGAGTCATTTTGATGATAGAACAATGCAGTTCCACTACCTGAACCCGAATCTTTATCTACGATTGCTCTTGCGCCTGATGTGCCACCAACAATTGTTTTATCTTCTGTAAAATTATTAGAAAGCGATGCTAACTGTAATCCTCTTACTGCTCTACCTGTAGATGCAGTAAAGAGTGTACCACCACCAGAATCTGAATCACCAGAATAATGTCTACCTTGAACCATTAACTGTCTAAATACATTTCCTGATGAATCAACTTTTGGATTCTTTAATAATCCTACTTGTCTAAAATCTTGTCCAATAATAAAGTCAAGACTTTCTTCACCTGTCGGTTTAGCATTAAACATCAATGATGATGATTTTAAATCGTCTGTTGGGTCATGTCCAAGTCCCAATGGAGGTGAAAGTATTGGTCTAATCTGTGCTTTTGCAGATACAGTACCACCACCAGTAATTTTAACACTTGCATAGTTATAATTTTGTCCCATGTTTGCAAGTTTAAAAGTGTTGTCTGAACTATCTGTAACTTTTACATCAACAATTTGATTGTTACTCAAAACCGCAGTTGCTTGTGCGCCAGTACCATCACCTTCAATTGTTAATGTTGGTGTACTAGTGTAATTACCCGGTGTAATAATATCATAACCTACAACTTGACCTTTAATCGCCGCATCTTGCACACCTTTTTGTTCTTGGTCAGAAACAGGAGAGTTTGTATCTATTCCTTCAACTAATTTTACAGGTATAAAGTTTGCAGATTGAAACTTACTTGCATCTAATGAACTAATTGAATACAAAAACTTCCATACATATCCATCAGTTCCTCTAAATGGAGTACCATTTGTACCACCACTAGGTTCTACTGTTGATACTTGCACTACACCAGTCGCACTTTTACCTTGACGAAGACACATGTATACTTGTTGATTATTGTTTAGTACGTAATAAGTATTTGTTGGATATCCTATTGATGCATCATCGTATGCATCGTATACTGAACCAGATGTCCAGTTTGCTCTAGGAACAACTCTTGAAACATCACCAATTAATTTTACTGATTGCATAGAATTTCTAAACTTTATTTCGTCCGCTAAATTTCTTAGTGGAGTTGGTGGTGTATCTGTCGTATTCCACTGTTCAGAACGACCAATCGCCGCATAGTAATTATTATTTGCATCACTATCGTTTATTTTAATCAAATCCGCAACTAATTGTTTTAGCGGGTCTGTTACTATTGCTACCATTTTTTATTCTCCTTATGCTACTGCGCCACCATATGTGCTAAGTATTTGCCAGTTTGTACCTTCCCAGATTAAAACTGCAGATTCGTTTTGTTCTAATGTTAATGTTGTTCCTGGTCCAAAGTTTGCAGGTGTAAGTGTTACTGTACCTGCTCCTGAAACTACAAGTGTTTTCATTTGTCCGACTGAGGCACCATCTGCCAATGAATTTGCTTTAGCAGTTCCCGATGTAAATTCTGTAAATGGAACTGTATTTGATATTGCACCAGTAGTACTTTTAGTTTCTTGAGTTAATATTTGTGGACTATTTAATTTAACACCACCTGTACCTTTTGCAGTTAATTGAACATCAATATTTGTATCTGTACCAAGTGCTTCAACAATAGGACCATTATTAGTTGCATTATTTTTAATACCTATGTGGTTTACTGCACTTGAAGTCTTTGTTAAAACCAATGCTTCGTTACCTGCAGAATCATTAAATACACCCGCTCCGCTTAATCCTGTTACTGTGGAAGCATTTAATGTTGGTGTTGTAAGTGACTTATTGGTTAGTGTTTGTGTATGTGCATTAAATGTCACTTCATCATCACCAGTTAGTAAAGGTAATGTAATTGTTCTGTCTGCGGCCAATTCTGATACTCCAACAACATACTGGTGATTCGCACTTGTATCATTAATTTGTGGTGTTGTTAAAACAGGACTTGTAAGTGTTTTGTTTGTTAATGTAGCAGTACTTGAATCTAGTAATACATGACCACTAGCATTTGGAAATACTATTTGTCTGTCAGCGCCAGGGTCGTCTGCTATTATTGTAGTTTCATTTGCATCTGCAGTTGTACCTTCAAAGATGATTGTGCCATCACCAAATGTAATTTTAGAAGTTAATGCAGTTGAATCACCACCTAAGATTGTATAAATCTCAGAAAAGTTTGAATTTATCTTGGTAGCGGCAGAACGAAGAGTATCACCCGTACCATCGTTTGCAGTCGTTCCATTTGCGATTACTAATTTTGCCATAATTTCTTTTTCCTATGTCTCTATTTATACAAATTATTCCTAACTTATGTGTGCAGGATTACTTAATTTTGAATAATATACATCACTATCTGCACTAAAAAACTCAAATCTATCTTGGTCCATAGTTTCAGAAGTAAATGCATTACTAAAGTCTATGTTTACACTATTCGCAAGACCAGTAGAATCTGCATCAAATGTTGGTGATGTTCTTAATTCTGCGGCACGTAGTGTTTCATATTGTTTTTGAATATCAACAATACTTGTGCTACCAATAGATGTAAGTAAACCATCATCAATAATAACTCTTTTAAATATACCGTCACTATCTCCACTATCTCTTGCGATACCAGTTACCTCAGGTAAAAATTGTGTTACTTCATCAAAACCAAATGCAGTTGCACCTACCACATCAATCTGTCCTAAGTCTGAGTCAACAAAACTAATTGGTGCAAGTATGTCATTCTGTACGACTCCTTCTAATCTTACCGCAGACCCGACAAACATTCCTGCAGGGTGAACAAATAATTTGTATGGTCTTTGCCATCTTTTAAATGGTAATTCACTTGTAATACGTAATGCGAACTGTTGAAACAATTCAGCATTTGTGATAAATTTTCTTGATTCTGCACCAATATCATGACCTGCTACACCAACTCTAAAAACTTGTTCTTTTGTATATTCTAAGTCTATATCAACTTCAAAGAACATACGAAAAAATTGTTCGATTGAAAACTTTGTACCTTTTGCACGATACAAGTTATTAGAAAATTTTGCGGCAGTTCTTTTATCTGCAAATCCTTCAAAGTAAGATTGTCCTAATAATAACTCGTCTTCAATATAAGTTAATAAAGATTCATCTACCTGATTAATATCTCTTGTGTAAAATAAATCATTTACTAATCTACTTGGTGAACCATCACTATCTTCAAAATGATAGTATTGTTCTAAAAACGAGACTAACTTTGGATAGTCTGTTTTAAAATGTTCTGGAACAACTTTATCAACCTCTCGTCCAGTAACTTGAGATATTTCTCTTCTACCATCGTCTCTTAGTGTATCGTCTACTTTATGTGTCATCTTAGTTTAATACGTTTGTATCTACTTCTACTACTTCTACAAGTGATTTACCTATGTCATGATTAAGCACATCTTGTCTTAAAGGCGTAACAAATGATTGATTATCTGGCACTACAGAAACTTTTATAAATGAATCACCACTAGGTATTGCATCTATTTGCAAACCTACGATTGAGACAATATCTTCTGCATAAGAACCAACATTATCTACTTCAACTTCTGTATTTACTGTGTCAAATACCTCAAGTATATTTGAACTTAATCGATTTCTAATAATACATGTCTTACCATTAAAAGTAAAAGGTGTTGAAGTTACTCTAAAGTTTTCATCATCTGCTCGTGCAATACTTTGTGGATATCTTAATGTATGGTTTTGAATTGCAGTTAATGTTGGTGTAAATCGTCTTTGCATTTTTACATCCATTCTAGATGATAGAATAGCAGGACTTACTGCATCAATTAATGTTAATAGATTACTTCGTCTAAATGATTGTTTAAATTTACCAGTGTTATCTGCAAAGTATTGTGATACTGTACTTTGTACATTATTTTTAATTGTGTTTTCTGTAAGAGTTGTTAAGTTCGGGTTAAATTGAAAGAAAACGTTTGTTTCAATAAATGAAATAACTGGGTCAGTATATTTTATATCAAAAGATGCAACAGATAAATCTTTAAATAAACTTACAATACTGTCTTTTGTTGCTTGTTTGATTGCTTCACCTGAGACAGTATCATTTTCTATTGCACTACTAAACAGCAATGACAAAAATATTACGCCAAATTCTGGTTCAAGTGCATCTTCACCACCAAATGATGAAATATCATTTAATAATGAACCAAAGTTTCTTTGTACTAGAGTTGCATAATCTTCTGCGGTAACTGCTCTATTTTGAGTTGCATATTGAAATGGTGCAGTCGTTCTGATAGATTCTTCTGTTTCTTTTTCAGAACCACCGAATGAATTAGATACTGTTGATACTTGTAGTGCAAAATTCTCATTGTTTACTGTCACTTGACTTTGAGGTGTAAATACTTTGGCACCATTTGCATCTGCACCAGCAACAGATAAGTATTCAACTGTAACTTTGTTACCAGCAACAGGTGACCTACCAAGAACTGTTTTGTTACCAAAAGTAATTTCATAGTCACCTTTAGGTGTTTCTTTTAATATATAAACTGTTGAGTTAGATGTTAACGATGTTGCTTTTCTTAAATCAGTAAATGTTGTAAACGAAGAACTTGATGGAGTTTCAAAACTTCGAACAATAGCAGTATCAATATCAATAGTTTGGTCTGGAATAATATATGCGGCATTTTCTGTTTGCGCCGTGATATTAAATGTTTTTGTTGTTGATGTACCTTCAAAGATTTTTATATCCGCAACATTGTCTGCAGTTGTAAATGAGTAACTACCAGCACCGTCATCTGTTGCAACTATTTCTTCTTGAGTTTGAAAAACATATGTTGTACCATCTACTACTGCATTAAATTTCACACCACTCGCCAATGAAACTGTAGTTGGTCTGTTTGTCAAACTTTCTAAATTTAAAGATAAATTAACAATACCTTGTGATGCATTCATTGAATCTGGTATATAACCAATACCTTCTGCAAGTGATACAAGTGAACTACGAAGTTGAGCAGTTCCTAAATATGATTCATTTAGTGCAAAGTTGGCAATTAGTCCATTATAGTGTGTATTGTATGCAAGAACATCTAAAACACTTGACAAACCAGATGCTTCAAAGTTATAATCTGTAAATTCGTCTTGTTGTGAAAGAAAGACTTTTAAATTATTTTTTATTGCAGTAAAGTCTAATGCAGTTGATTTAATTGTTGTTTGTCCCATGTTATCTTAACCTGTTTATTGTTGTTTCGAAAACAACTGTTTCTTGTGTATTAATTACTTTAAATTCTACTGTCACACCCAATCTATTTCTATCTGGTTCTAGAGCAACTATAACATTCAAAACTTTAACTCTTGGTTCAAATCTTTCAATTGTTGCTATAATGTTATTGCGAATAATAGTAGAACCGTCTCTGTCTGCTAATTCGAATAGTTGACCTTGTAAGTCTCCTCCAAAAGTTGCAAGAAAAGGTTTTTCTAATCTATTTGTAAGTAATAAAGTTTTGATTGCTTGTTTTACTGCGGCAGTTGATTGTTTTTTAAATATATCACCAGAAGTTGTTGTTACTTTAAAAGATAAATCAATATCTTTAAAGTCAACATTCCTACTCGTAGCAATACTAGTGGTGTTTAAATCACCCTGGTCTTCTCTAGAGTATGCTCTTCTTGTTGCCATATGTCTATTTATACTAATCTTGTTTAATTTTTAATAACTTATGTTAGAAATTCTTGTTTTATTTCTACTAATTCGTCTCTAGACTGTAATGAATTGTTAAAAAACGTTTTTACATCATTTTTAAAGTTTACTTCAAACGTTTGGTCTACTACTGGCATCAATACACCTATTGATGCAGTAAGAGTTCCATCTGGATTATAAGTATCGTAATCTAAACGTAATTCATCATAGTTTGTATAATCTTTCCAATATTCTGCTATGTCAAATGTTTTTTCAAAATCTATTATTCCATCTTTACCAATCACTTGATAGTATACCAATTCACCTTTACTTTTTGCAAGAGTATCGTCAACAAGTGTTTCTGATGGACCTGCACGATAGATACCTTCACTTACGATTAAACGAACATCATTAAATAGTTCAGTATTACCTTGAATTACTCGCATCATTTCTGCTTGTAAATACAATTGTCTTGCAATTTGTTTTCTTTCATCATTGCTACCGACATGATTAAATGCAGTTCTATCTCCATATGCACCAAGAAACTTAGCAATTGTTACTCCTGGTCCTAGTTTAGTTGCAGAACTAACATTGTCTACTCCGTTAGGATTAAATACTGGGTCAACTACTACTATCATTTTGGTGTAAACCTCTTACCTCTATTCTCTATTGCATTACCAATTGGTGTATAACCAAATCTAGAAGTTGGTTCTTTACCAACAGTTCTACCTATTTTATCTGGTGTTGTTCTATATGCAGTATCACTTACTCGTCCTTCTGCGATTAATTGTCCAAGTAAGTTTTCTCTAGTACCTCTTCTAGTTAATCTTTCTCTAAGAGTGCCTCTCAATCTTGAACGTATTTCTTGTGTTGTTGGGTGTTTATCAAAAATACCTTTATAGTCATCTGATAAGTCTAATCTGTTTTTTAGTTTATCACCTTCATCGATTACTACGTCACGTATTGCAAAATCACCCATACTACCGTATGCGGCAACAATACTTGGAATTGGTGGTGGTCCAATTGGTGTTTTGATTTCTTGATTCAGAACAATTTCTGGTGCACCACCAGGTGGGACACTACCTCCACTACTTGTTACATTTTCTGCATAGTTTTGCGATTCTGTTACACCAGAAGTTTCTGCAAACTTAGATTTTTCTGCCGTCCATGCAGTTCTTGAGAACATCGCCTCAGTTGCTTGACCATGAAACGAACCATAGAATGCGGCACCACTAGTAAATGGTGCTGGACCTTCATTACCCTGAAATACTTGACCTGTAAAGTCAACTTGTTTACCACCAATAGAACCTTTCATACCAAAGATTGATACTTGTTTAACACCTGTCGCATTAAAGACTTCACTTGTCATTGCTAGTGAAGATTTTGCAGATACAAACATATCTTGTTCTGTTGCGATTTCAATGTCACCCTGTACCCAATTGTTTTGATTACCCTTGACATATTGATGATTATCTGCTAACATAATGTCAGTATGATTACCAATAGTCTTAGTGGATTTAGTACCTTTTGTGACATACTCTGAGTTTTTTGTAACAAAAGTACGATGATTCTCCGAAATACCTTCAATCATATTACCAGCAACTTGTACATTATAATTACCACCAACATCAACGTTATAGTCACCTGTGACTACTAAATTAAGATTACCTTTGTAGACTAGATTACCAGCACCTTCGACTATAGTTGTTTGGTCACCACCTGTGACTTCGATTCTGTTATTTGTTGAAGAAACGACAACACTCCCGTCTGCTCTCATTTCCACACCAGCGCCAGTTCGATGTTTAATTAAAATTCTTTCACCACCTGGTGTGTCATCGTATTCAACAACATGACCAGATGTAGTCTCGTCTACTTGATTAAAAGGAAACTCTGAAGGTCTTTGGTCTGCAATGTTAAGTGATACACCAATATCTCCACCACTCGTATAGAGATTATTGATTTTAATTCCTCTTGCCGCATGATTTATTGATGACCCAAAATTGTATTCTCTTTTTGGAAACTCACCAGTTGGGTCTTGAAAACCTTTCTGTGGTACTCCAAGACTTTCTTCTAAACCAGTGCCTAGTTTTTGAGTTCTTAATTTAAAATTATCTTTTTTAGTTGTCATTTAATTACCCTATTGCATCGTATTGACCAAATGCCCAATATTTTTCTTCACACCAGTAACATATCTTGCATGGTTTCTCATGATAGTCAGTAACTTCTGCACTTCCTAAACATGACCTAGTCAATGGAAACAATGTCTCTAGCAAAAATTCATCCTCATATAATTGAGCAGTAAATCTTTTATCAACATCTTTGAATGGTGAATACTCTGGTATGTCTTGTATTCCAATTCGTTCTAAGTCTTGAGTATCATAGTTTCTTGGTGCTTCTCGTGTTCCAACAAACTTTGCTAACTCTTTGTTTATAGTGATTGCTTCTTCTGGTGCTGGTAAATTTACACCATTTGTAAAGAAAACAATGTCATATTGTCTTGTTAATTTAAGTGCCCATTTATCAAATACTTTTCTATATGGTGGTGATATTTCATCATACTGGTGTTTTTCAAACTTAACTTTTGGAAACGTTTTTGCAACTTCGTGAATAATGTTTTGAGCAACAATAAATCTATCTGGTTTATCATTAAAAGTGTATGGTACAATACTAAAGTTTAAATTTCTTTCTGATATTTCTTTTGCAAGTAAATGTAACAATAATGCCGTGTCAGCACCACCTGATAGTTTTACACCAATAGTGCCTTTATCACTTTTTAATGATTGTAAAAATTGTTCTGATAACAAGTCTACTGTGCCATATTCATTTGCATAAATCATTTTGGTACCTGTAATATTTTTAATACTATATTAAGAAGGTCTTTTGTTGGGTCAACTGGTCCTTCGTTTAGTGGGTCTCCTATACCATTTAATTGTTTTCTAAATACTGTCTCGACATATTCTTGCACGTCAAAGTAAGGGTCTGTTTCTTCTGCATCTAAGTCGTTGTGCCCGAAAACATTACCACCTGGATATTTAATGTAAAATGCTTCTAAAAATCTTTCAAGTGTTGTATACTGTTCTCTTGTAAATGAAGATGATGACCTATTACCAAGTGCATCTACATCACCAGTAGCAACATTTATACCACCAACAAGTACAATACCAAGAGAATGATTATTATGACCATTTGCAGACGTATGGTCACCAACTCTATCTGGTGGTCTACCTCTTTGCAATCTTCCGTCTCTTCGTATAACATAATGATAACCAATACCATCATGTCCTAATTTTGATTGTATATTATTTATTTCTATTGCGCCTATGTCTTTATCAGTTGCAGTTTCAGTCGCATGAATTACCACTTCTGATAGTGGTCTTGTAATTGCGTGTATTTCTGAATTTAATTCTTCAACAGAAGATACGAAAGTAAACACTTCATCTCCACTGTTTCTACCTGACCACTTTGTAATCTCTTCACCAATGGGTTTTGGTAATGAATAAAATTGTTCATCTAGTATCATTTGACCAGCAATTGTTGTGTTTAATGATTTTATTTCTTTATCTGCTCTATCAATTGTGTTTGTTGTATTTTCTATTTCATCTTTTGATATACCTGATTTTTCTGCTTCGTCTTTTACTTTGTTTTTAAAGTCTAAAGGACTTGTAAAAGATTTTACTTTGTCTACAATACCTTTCATAAAACCACCAATATCTGCATTTCCAAGTATTGACTTAATTGCATTTGCATCACCTTCTGGTGTTTTCTTTGCTACGTCTTCTGTAATATCTTTTAATACTGCACTTTCTACTGCACCACCAGTAATACCTTTTACTTTATTTTCTGTGTTTAATGTTATTTTTTCTGTAATGTTTTGTAATACACCATCTAAACCTGTGGCAATTGTTGCTATTACAGTTGCTATGGCATCTGTTGCTTTATCAACAAGTTCACCTATATCTCCTGCTAAGTCTTTAATTTTACCAACAAAACCTGCAACACTAGGAAAAGATGCAAGTTTAAGTTTAGTAACTTTTGCCTTTGCTTGAAGTGCCTCTACACCTGTTTGATTTTGAACGTTACCCAAAACGTCTTCTGGATTAGTTGTAGTTTTTAAATCAGGTATGCCAGATATTAATTTAGTTACTGCCTCTACCGCAGTACCAGCATCAAGATTTTGAGTAACACTTGCTATTTCACTTAGTTCTTGAGAAGATGCAATACCACTGGCAGCATCTGCAATTGATGATGCTTTAGCACTTGCTTTTGCAACTGCACCATCAATACCTTCTGCTATACTTGTTGGACTACCACCACCTGCAATATTTAAATTAAGTTTAGGTAGAGATAATTTTAAAGCAGGAGCACCTGTTATGTCACCTAATATTGTAGAAATAGGTTGAGCAGTTGTTCCACCAGTTTTCGTTGCACTAACATTAAACGATGAATTAAAACCAGAATCAGAACCACCAAAATTAGTTGTCAAACTACCAGCAGAATATGGCAATGTGATTGTTCCAGGGTCATTAATGCCAGTAATACTAGGTAAGTTTTCAGTAATAAGAGCAACGCCTTCACCTTGTATGACATCACCTTTTGCATTTTGTACTATATCTAAAGGTTTTATACCACCAATTTCTGTTAAATCTCTACCAATAGTTGTATCTAATTTAGCACGAAGTTGGTCACTTGCTTTTGGCAAGTTTACTTTAATGTACTCTTGCTCTATATCTTCTCTTTTTAATCTTTTTAATTGAGAATTAATTCGTGATTTAATTTCTCTACCCACCAATACTCTCCTTGATTTCTAGTGCCTTTGCTTCTACTTCATCTTTAAAACCAGATGCATTGTTTTCTAAATAGTATTTAGTCACAATTTCTGGTAAAGAATTTTTACCTTCTAAACTGTCAGTTTGTAATATTTTTATATTAGCATTTTGTTTTTCACCTCTTAGTTCAAAAACAACAAACTCTAATTGTGTTGTAAACTTTTTAAATGCCGAACTAAATGCAATTAAGTTTGAAAATCTTTGTTTAGAAAAATCTGCAAGTCCAGTTTTACCAGTGACCATTCTAGATGAAATAAATAAACCAGAAGTAATTGCAATTGCTTGATTTTCTGTATAACCTAAATTTAATAAAAATTGTACTGAGTGTTTTACTCTTTTATCTCTGGTTGTTTTAGAAAACTTTCGTGGATTACTTTGTGTATTATCATTTTCTATGCCTTTATCTATTGGTGTAACTATGTTTGACAGTATCGAAAACAAACCTTCTGGTTTACTGTCATCACCAATGTCTTCTAATCTTTGATTGTTTTGAGTTAATGTCGCAAACTCTAAATGTGGCAAAGAACCTAAAACAATTGGAGTTTGTGAGTGATTACCATCCATAAAAAAACCAAAGACTAATGAATTTGGTTGCAACTTTGGTGATTTACCTATACCAGAAATACCACCTTCTGTTGTTGGAAGAACACATTGCGCCCAGGGTAAGTCTTGTTGTGGCAATTCGTATATTTCGTCTGAGTGTAAACCATGAATTCTTATCTTTACACGACCTTCAAATCCAAATGGTGGTGATGCATCAATAACTGTCGCAATAAACCAACGAACATTATCTCCATAATATTCATAAGGCACTGGATTTAAAAATTTCTCGTTCATGGTTCTCTTTCTAATTTACAAACGTTCATTGTAACGTCATGTTGTGTGCCTCTAAATGTGTGTCGTAAGTCATAAATTAAATGCTTACCAGATTTATTTTTATCAAGCATATCATCTGCATTTGATTGTTTACCAACTTCTAAATTATCATTGACAACATTTAAATTTACTGTATCGCCTACTGCCGCTTTACCAAGAAAGAATGCAGTACCAGGAACTGTAATAGACATCATGTTTTTAACTAGTAAATCTCTAATTGAATTAGACTCTAATTTTTTAAGATGTTTTGCTTCTTCAAATTCATCGTGATATGATTTAAACTTACCGTAAGTTCCTGTAGAAACTACTTGATGAATATGTTGTGCTTCATAATCACCAATAAATTTATCTTTTAATTTTAATTTATTATCAAAAACATTTTGATTTCTTCTTATAATTATATCTTGTTTGTCTAAATTATCAATTGTTCTTTGTACGTCATAGTGTTGTTGTGTTATTTGACCAGTATTTAAATTAGTTATACCTTGTGATGCGCCGACAGTTCCATTTGTTACCATATGAAGAGTATCACCCATTTCACCTAAACCTAATGCTTTAATAGTAAATCCTTGTTCGAATTCACTTTTATCTTCTGCAACGTTTACGTTTGATGGATTATAAGTATAAGGTAATTTATCATTAAATGGCACTTGACGATACATAACATCTAGATTACCCATTCTTAAATTTTCATCATGTATTGTTGCCCATAAATAAAAAGGAGAACCTGTCTGTGTTGTTGCTCTTGACAATAACCATTTAATTGCATTTATAGGTGAAAGATTAGGTATAATTACACGTATATCATCTTGAATCGCATCAACTTTTTTACTTCTAAATCCAAACAAAAGTTGATATGAGATATCAACACTTTTATTTAATCGTGTCAAACAAATTCCTTTGACAATATCATCAATACGTCCACGATAAGCACTACGAAGTCTTTGTGCCGATGAAATAAAACCATGTTCATCGATAATATCAAACACATATATACTAGACTTATCATTACCTTTTAGTTGTCTGACTATATTTGTCATGATGAAAGTCTTTTCAAACACAGGGTCAGTTTCTTTACCTAGTCCTGCCATTTCTAATCTAATACGTTCTGTACCATTAAAATTAATTAATTCATACAAAGACTTATCATCTACAATCGCAATCGTACCAGATAAAGATGGTTCTTCAATACTTTCGTAGATGTTTATTTCTGCAACTTGATTTTTAACATCAAAAAATTTATTCTCAAAACCACCAAATCTATCTGCCGTAATATGCGCCTTAGTTAACTTAAATTGTTGACTCTTTGAGTTTGCCATGTTATGACTTCAATGCTTTATTAAAATCTGATACTACTTTGTCTATACTGTCTGGTCTAATAACAATAATTGTTTTTAGTTCATCGTTTCTACTTTCAAGTCTATCACGATAAGTAACAGGTATTAAACCAGATGTATTTACTGTTCCAGATTCTGGATAAGGGTCAATATCAACTTGTTTACCATCTGTATTTTTATAATGATGTACTGCATTGTATTGTTCACCTTCACTTACTATTACAAGAGAAATTACATCGCCACTTGTGTTAGTAAACTGCAATTGTTCACCAACAGAAAACTTGGTCCCACTTGTAATCTTTATAAACAATTGTCCTAAATCTAAATTTCTTTTTACAATTGTTCCAACAGTTGTCGATGATGCACCAGTAACAGATTGTCCAACAGGAAATGTTACTGCAATATCCTCATTTGCACCACCAATTGTAGTTCTATTAGTAAACGTGATAAATCTGTTTGGATACTTTGATGCCGCGGTTGCTAATAAATCACCTGTGTCTACTGGCCAACCACTAAGTCTTAAGTGGTCATTCATCAAATAAAATGTCCAATAATAATCTGTCGTGCCATATAACTTGTGTGATAATGAGTCTGCTCTATCACCAGAAAGTATTGTGTATTTGTTTA